TTTTCATTTTGTTGTGCAAAGATATCTGGGTTGCAATCTTTTGCTTTTAGTTCTTCTCTAAAATATGCAACTGCAAACTTTTTGCCGTCATCACTACTATACTCGCTACCATTTAGATTGCCAAATAAACCAAAATCAAAATGTGATTTAGTTTCTTTAGTGTCCCCATCTTCATCAACATCTTCGGAGTGTGAAAAGTAAAAGCATTTATCTTTTGCTACAACATCACAAGGTTGTCCATACTTTCTTTTGAAAGTTCGGAGTGTTGCAACATCATCTGTTGGATATGATCTCTCAACAACATCTGTTGCGAGTTGTTTTGCTATTGCATATTGCTCATCAACTTCTTCTCTTGCTTGAAGAAATGCCTCACGTTCTTGCGTGTCCTCATTCTCAAAGACATTTTTTATTTTGTTAAAGAGTTTGTTTCTTAACTCTGTATTCATTCTTATTTTTGTCATGCTACCTCTTTCATTAATGGTTTTCCACTTTGTTCATATTTTACAATAGTGTAATAAACATTTGTTTCTTTTTCTATTAAGTTATAACCTTGCAACATATCATTTGCCTTATCAACATCACTTGTATAATCCATAACTCTATATGAGTTATCCAAGTTTTCGTAGTCGGTTTCTTTTATTATTAAGTACATCATTGTTTTCCTTTCTGTTTATTCTGGGATTATATATTATTATAAAACCTTTGTCAATTAAAATCTTATCTTATAATTGCCACTCGCAGTCCTATAATTGTTTGCGTCAATATCAAAATAAGTAATACAATTACTGCCACTCTTACTTGTAAAGTATCTACATAAGCTATCCCATTTAGCTTGTCTTGATATATGTTTTTTATGCTTTTTTGCATAATAAGTTATTGTAAAATGTTTATCCATTTCCATATTATCCTTTCTGTTATTATGGGATTATATATTAATAAGAATTTAAAGTCAAGAAAAAAAAATAAATTTATTTTGATTTAATACTTGACATATGGGATTATATAGTATATAGTAGTTTTCATAGCCTCATTTGAAGTTTTATCGCTATTCAAAACTATAAAACTTAATGGGACCTACACCAGCAAAAGTAGGTAGGATTAAAGCCAGGGATACACAGACAACCTGGCCTGATCCCTGGTCCAATATTGGAAGTACTCGAGTTCGCGGTATTGGACCTGGGATCAGTTAACGCGCCGCCGCCGCTAGAACACAGACAGTCTGGCGTTGGCTGGTCATAGAATTTTGAAAGCTCAAGGGCGTCCAAATCTTGCTTCTAGCATTTCCCTGTACGTTAGCGATCATGGGTAAAACCTAGCAACCTGGAGTTTGGCCGGCCGCTAGTACGTCGACGGAACGCGGCTGGTTTCATATGAAAAAAGTTACAAGCCGCAAGCTACAAGCGTCAAGCAGCAAGCAATTAAACACTTGACATATAAATATATAAGATTATATAGGAGATAGAAAGCGAGGAAATATGAAAAAGAAAGAAGCAAAGATAATAACCGGCGGGCTGTCGAAGCCGTCGAAGATGCCTGGACACGCTTACAACCTGCCAGCCTGGCGCTGTGTAACTGGTGTCAAGCTTCAGGCGGTAAAGGGCAGCGTATGCGCTGGCTGTTACGCGATGAAGGGTAGATATAGATTCAAGAATGTTAAAGACGCATTGCAGCGAAGGATGGACAGCCTGGACCATCCGCAATGGGTGCAAGCAATGGTAGTACTAATCGACAAGCAGCCATGGTTTAGATGGCATGACAGCGGGGACCTTCAGAGCTTAGAACACCTGGAGAAAATTTTTGAGGTTTGCAGGTTAACACCTGAGACCAGACACTGGCTACCAACGAGGGAGGCCAAGATCTTAACACAGATCAAGCCTGAAGACGTTCCAGAAAATTTAATAATTCGTATGTCCTCGCATATGATAAACCAAGGACCAGTGAAGAGCTGGCCCTGGACTTCTACAGTAATTGATAAAGGCTATCACACCTGCCCCGCTGCGACTCAAGGCAACGAGTGCAGGGACTGTAGACAATGTTGGAACAGAGACTACAGCAACGTTAGCTACGGGAAACATTGACATGTGGAGACACCCAAAATATTATAAAGAATTACGCAAGCTACGTAATAATTCGGATCAGGCCATTAGCAAAGAATCTTCGACGGAAGAGAATCAGCGTGCGCCTGATTCGGGCCAAACCAAAAAAGCCACAAGCTCAAAGTCACAAGCAACAAGCAACAAGCATAAGTCACAAGCTACAAGCAGCAAGCAACAGGCTAACGAAGATTAGATAGATATAAGCCACAAGCAACAAGCTGAGAGTCACAAGCAGCAGGCATCTTGTATCCTTCTGATACAAGATCCAAGATACAGGTACCTGGAAACAATTTGCAGGAGCCCTGACTGGGCTTCTTGGCAAGTATAAAACTACTCAACGGATGCTTAACATGGAACGCAATTTGATGTGGGGAAAACCGGATTTTGTTACCGGATGTTACCTTCAGCTCAACAGTGAAAAACTTGCCAAAAGTATTATAACCCAATAGATCGGGAGTACCAAATACGCTAGTATTTTCAAGTCTAGTCCACGAAATTTGTGGTGTAATTCTTTTAAGCTCATGCCATAATTTTGTTTCAGGTTTCATCAAAATAATGACGGTAACAGATGTTTACAAAAGCTTAATTGGTGAGCCCATTTTCGCTACTTCTTCATGAGTTGAAATCACTATCCGGTGTGTTTCTCTAGCACCTATAATTTTATTTTCAACTAAATTAATTCCTTGGACATCAAAAAATCTTCCGTCTGGTGTTTGAACTTGCACCCTTGCATCTTGAGCTACCGAGCTCCCTTTCTTTGGACCTACGAATCTATCGAAGATCATGATTAAATCTCTACCCTTTAACATTGTTTTCCAAGCCTTGTATTCTGTTTGTTAATGTAGCAACATCATGAGATAATAATACATTATCTCGTTTCAATTCATTAATTTCAGCTCCAGCTTGTCTACATTTGTCTTGTAGAAATTTCTTTTGCTTTGTTAAATCTTCAATTTGTCTAGTTAAATCTAACTTTCCTCTGTCATCTTTCATATATTGATTTTATAAGATATTATGGTTATATTGTCAATATAGTGGTGAATAGAATAGGAATTAATTGGTATGCAAGACTTCAAAACAAAATAGATGATTTGGAGCATAAATTAGAGGATGTGCAAGCATGGAATAAAGTGCTATTACGTAAGGTAAAATACTATGAACGAATTAGAAAAGAAGAAACCCGGACTACCAACAAGATTGACTCCGATGCAAAGAAAATTTGCGGAAATCTTAGTGTTCAACGAAGGCCATAAGTTTGCATATGAATGTGCAAAGGAAGCAGGCTATGAAGGGGACAATGCTACACTTCGTAAGAAAGCAAGCGAACTACAAAATCCAAAATACTATCCATTAGTTGTTAAGCACATAGGAGAACTAAGAGAAGAGAACTACAAGAAGCACAACATATCTTTTGGTGGTCACTTAACAGAGCTAGCTAAAATTAGAGATGAAGCAATAAAATCTAAATCTTATTCAGCAGCAACTAACGCAGAAAAAGCCCGTGGTGCTGTCGGTGGATTATACATTGAACAAAAAATTATTAGAACAGGTAAGATAGAAGACTTATCTGAAGACGAACTAAACGAAAGAATCAATACGATAGTATCTGATAACTCACTGTTGTTAGACAAAAAAGAAGAAAATAAAACTCCACAAGAAAAGAAACCTAAACCTATTTTATCTTAGTCATTTTAAGAACCCATGACGTTGGTATCATTGTACGATCACCAAATGTAATCTCATTTGTAGTCGGGTCTTTGTCATAAGAAGCAAATACTTTTACTGAGTTATCATCTTTAGAAAACAACCAACCTTCATTAACTGGTTTTGCTAATTTCATTTTAGTAAATTCTCTGTCATCAGCCCAACCCGAATCGGATAACGCATCTGTCCACTCAATCCTGTACTTTGTATACGGGATATCGTTCGGTTGACTTGGGACGACTTGTTTTCTTCTTCTTGGTTTTTTTCTTGCCATAATAATAATCTGGGTTGTGTTTTTTATTAAACTCTTCCATCCAAGAAGACGGTCCTGTCCAATTTTTATTTCTTCCTACCATATCAAACCCTATAGCATTTTCTAGAATTTTTTGCTGGATTTTTGGTACCCAAAAGTCCCGCGCGGCCCCTGTAAACCCTAAAACCGTTGGTAATCCTGCCTCATCACGAAATCACGAGATCACGTGTAAACTAAAAGTGCTGTTTTAACAATTTCGTAGTTTTTAAAAACCTATAGATTCGTGATCACCCGCATAAAACCTAGATTCTTGTAATTTAGAATGTTTCTAAACTATACACTGTGATATATATGTCACAGTTTGTTGCGTAAATCACGCAAATATTTTTCGTTTTCTTCTTGCTCTAGTTGTTCTGGTGTTTTTCTATTAATAACTCGGTACACGATAATTGCCCCAATAAAGATGCATACAAGGCCGTACAGCAACATTCCCCATCCAAAACTAGCAGTCATCTGTAATATCCTGTAACATTATAATTTTATCTTGATTTGTGGCAACTTTGCCTAAAAGTTGCTGTATTCTGACCAACAATGCGTCTAGCTGTTCAGGTGGCACATCTCCTGTGTCTATGTCTAACATTTTTTTTAATAGACTCTCATCTTCATACATTTCTTTTAAGATCCTTTTTTCTGTAAGATCAATCAGTTTTTGTTTCATAGTATTTACTAACCCTTTCTAAAAATTGATGCTGATATTTAATAAACTCTTTTCCTTTTATCTGAAACTTTTGGAAATAGTTATCAGGAGTACACATCAATATTACTCCTTGTGTTATTTGAGTTTGATAAACATAATTATGCGCCATAGCATATGCTCCTAACTGCATAAAATAATCATCAATCCATTCTTTTCTTTTTGGTTTATTACTTTGTTTAAAATCTATTATACTATCTTCATAGTCATAGACTCCAACAAGGTCTGTAGCTCCGGCGTACAAACCTGGGTAATGAATAACCACTTCACTTCCCCAAATTTCTTGTAAATCATTGAATCCTTTAGCTATTATTGTATCGGCCATACCCTTTGCAATTTTGCCTTCTGGCGTTAAATCAAGATGACCTTCTCCTAAAATATGTTTTTCTAAGTGCATGTGTACGTTCGTTCCGCGCGCGGCCGCTTGTTCCTTGATCCTTGTCGCTTGCTCCATGCCGACTTTCGCCTGCCACCTGGCTATAGATTCCTGCGACTCAGCGCTTTTAGTTTTACCAAGTATCGTTGTAACACTCGGTAGTTTTTCGTTACCCACATCATAAGTCCTAAGTCCGTCTGTCGTACTACGAGTCGACGGCGGGTAATGATAAAGTTTATTCCATGTCCATGTTTTGTCTGTACTCATGTAAGCTTACTACCTTTTCGTTCATTATATATTCTGGTTCATAGTGATCTATAACCTGTTCTATTTTATGTAATTTTACTTTAGCATCTGCCCATAATAATTTACAGACATAATAACAATCTCTAAAAGTACATCGCCAACGCCACTGTGTTTTAAATTTTTTACCTGTTTTAGTTAAACCTTTTACATCTCTACGTATCACGGTACCAACTCCAAGTATCTCATGGACCCAACGAATTACATACTCATCAGTCATGGCTATCTCCATACTAATACGCATCGAATTAGACATTCGATACCCAGGTTTGCCTTTATGTTTCTTTTTCTTTTCCAGTCCTCTACGTATGTGTAGACTTCCTTCTCCATCAAATAAGCCAGCAATATAGCCAACTTCTGCAACACTAATTTTTGTCATAATCTATACAAAGTTTACCATCCATATGGTCCAGCTCATGCTGTATTACCTGCGCATGTAGATCATAAAAAGTTTTTTCATGTTCTTCTTCATACCGGTCCCAATAATTAATGGTCATTCTTATATGTCGTTTTACCTTTCCAACTTTACCTGGAGCAGACAAACATCCTTCTTCCATAGTTAAAGTTTCTTCTGATTTCTTTTTTACAATTGGATTGATCATCACAATCGGATTGGCTCTTGATGGTGTTATATCAAGTACACAAATTCTTTTTAGATAGCCAACCTGTACTGCAGCTAACCCTATGCCATTTTCTTTGTACATAGTTAAACACATATCCTCTATTAACTCTCTGTCTTTTTCATCTAAAGGCAATACAACTACGTGTGATTTATCACGTAAGAATGTGTCTGGATATTTTAAGACTTGCATATACATCCAAACAATTGTCCACTATCATCATTCATCATATGCGCGTTGATTGGATAATCATAGTAAGTAGTTAAATGTATTCTAAGTATATCACAAAGATCAAAACAATCTGCTTCACTTAACAATGTTATTCCCTTTGTCATTTCCTTCGTTACTTCTACGAGGTGATATAGCCCGTCGTTCAATAATATTAAGTCCATTGTTCCAGCTCCTTATTAATTTATACCATTCATCTTTATATTTAGGATCTTTAGTTTTCTCCCACATCTTAGCGGCGTCATCAATCTTTTGCATCATATCTTTTTGTACCCCATTTTATAACTTTATTAAAACTAGGCGCTTTGATATCTAGCTTTGCATATGGCGCCCAAGCTTTTCTTATCAGGTTAAGTTCTAACAATAGAATGTTCCATTGTTTAGGACTTATGTCTTTACTACTTATCGTTAGTTGTTTCATATTTTCTATTCTTTCTAATTATTTTTACATGTTCACGCCAAGCCCACGCATTTAGTTGACCTGCGTACTTCATAATAAAATGTAATGTCGTATATACAAATTTATCTATCATGTTTTATCACTTGATTTAACAGCGTGGTCCACGGATTCAAATCATAGTCGGCCTTACTGCAACCTGTGAATACCATCATTGTCAACAATAATACCATCAACCTGATCCGCATTTATTTCTCCTTCTGAATCACATACACCACATTGTGCAGTTATCTCTTCTTTAGCTAATCGGTATGGTATTCTAACATATCCATTACCTTTACAAGTTGGACAAATTACTTTATCTTTCTTTGCCATTTCCATTCACCTTTTTGTTTACCTTTTTCATTTCTTTTTCGACTAAGTATTCTATAGTTTTTGAGAGTGACAATGGCACTTCAAATATTTCTTTACTTAGAGTTCCTACGTCCATATAAGTTTTTTTAGACAAGGAAACGTTTTTGTATTTAGTTATATCTGTCATATTATATTCCTTCCTTGTCCTAATATAATATATGGGATATTATAGTCAAGGGGAAAATGAAAATACTTTTAACATTAATACTTTGTTCAGGCGTAGCTGGTGAGTGTCTAGTGCCTTATGATTGGCCAACACAATTTCCTGATATGTATGAGTGTATGCTTGCAGGTTATGAGCAATCAACGGCAAAGATGTTACAGATTGGTCGAGAAGAAGTCAATCAATATGACATGTACGTTAAGTTTACCTGCGCTCCATTAAAAACCATTTGACATGTATAATTCTGTGACATATATATCACAGTATTCACACCTTCTTCCCTTAAGGCGCTTATTTCTTTAAGCGCTTAAGGGTTATTTTCCTTGGCCACGATACTTCTTAAATGACCTGCGCTTTGATTTGTTCATTTTTGCTTTGCTTGGATTACGTCCAATCGACGTCTTGTGAAATATAGGTTCGTGTGCAACCTTTGCGTATAGTCCTTTAGCTTTGGCCATCGACTTTCATTTTAAGTTCTACGTTTTTTGTATTAGGTATGTAACTTATCTTACCATTTACTTTTTGTTCAAGGTCCGTGCCGCATGTCATACATCTAAATAAATTAGGCCATATAGAAACTAATACAGTTTCTGCTGTGCAAGTAGGACACTGACCATTTACAATTTCTGTTTGTATCTCTTGTGTTATTGTTTTTATTTTTTTTAAATCAATATTATCTGATTGCATGTTAGCTTGTCTTTCTTTTTTATTTCTTATCGATTGTTTATAAGATTCATTTAATTCATCTTGTTCTTTTTTAAAAATATCGTCGTAGTTTTTTTTATATTGTTTTGTACTGACTCTTGATCTACCATCCCAACGTCTATCTTTTTTATCTTTAGACATTAGTATATCTCTCTCCATTTTGTGTCTGCTTTAGAATTATCAAGATGTGGTTGTTTAATTGTTTCTTTTACATCTACTGTAACGTCAGTTGTTTCTTCTTCAATGTACTGGTCTACATGCCCTATAAAAAAAGATTTTAAATTATCTTGTTTATTATGTGGCTTCGGTACTATTACTGTCTTCGTTATATCTACTGGTTTTACCATATTTCTTCCTATCGTATGCTTTCTTAGATCTTACCACACGCTGATGATAACGTCTATCTTTTAATTCTTTAGCTATTTTATTTGACGATAAGTTTTTTAATTGATTTGGACCCATCAATATTATCCTCTAATACCGCCTCACATTTTATGCAAGAATATTTAACATTACTATTAATTTTTAAACCACGTTTAGCTACACGTGCGCCTTTTATACATTCTGCATATCCAGTCTGTATACGTGCTTCTTTCATTTCTCCGTTAACCAGCATGAGTAAAGCCACCACAATTTCTGTTACCTCATTCATTATTATAGCTCCCGTTTTGTCTAACTTTATCTTTTAATTTTTCTACATCAATTAATAATTTTTCTAATTGTTTTTGAGTAAATTCTATGTTGACTTTGTTTGTCATATTTTGCTCTTGATTTTTTTGTAACTTCTCGACGTCAGAAAAAACTGCTTCCAGGAGCATGTACTGTTCTTGGTCCGTGGGCAGTTGCTCACTTTTTTTGAGCAGGTCAGCCTCAAACAGCTCACGTGACGTCTCTAGCGATACCAATCTTGAAGTTAGCTCAGTATATGCAAACACGCCGGCTGCAACGAGCACTATCAAGGAGGCTACCGTCTTCATCGGCATCTGCACTGCAGCGGATTCTGATATGTTTAATGGTTTATTTGCCATTGTTTGTTTCGTTTTCAAAACTTATATCTGTGCCATGATCTTTTTCATGTTTATAGGTTCTTTTAGAATTCTTTTTTTTACACTTACAACGCGGTGCAAAAAATAAATTATCTATCCACGCAGTGTATCTATCTAACATGTCACAAAATTTTAATATATATTTATCAATCATCTTTTGGTTTAGGTAAAGGTAATATAAAGTCTTTTGGAGGCATTTTCAATTTACTTTTTTTGGGTCCTATAAGCTTATCTCCCATTAAATTAATCTCTGGGTTCTCTTTTTTGTATTCATCTTTCATGTCATCCCACAAACTTTGTGAGTCAACGGGTCTGGTGTTATCTCTTGCAGGAGTTACACCCCTACATTTTGCTACTAATAAATCAAAGTTTTCATTATGTGCTAGACTAGGATTGCTGTTAACCCTACCACACATCTTCATTAATTCTAATTGTTGCTTAATTGCTACATTTTCTTTTGAAGTTTTACAATCTGTGCCTAAATATTTTCTGTAAGTAAATCTAATATATTGATCTTCATGTGTATTACTATCACTATAGTTATAATCAGTATCACGTCTTTCTGTGCTTACTTCCATTTCACCACATCTTACACCATACTCGTTAA